AGGACAAGCCGATCAAGTCAGACGATCACAGCGTTGATGCACTCAAATATATAATAAATGCAATAGGTTGAAAACATGGTACTAACGACACTGGAAGCAATATCAGATGGAGCAGCGTGGCCAATAGCTTCAGAGCAGGCCCGAATGGACAGGTACACAAAGAATGCTCTCCTCTATGAAGGCAAGCACGGGCAGGTCTGGCCGGAGCTGAACCCATTCCCTGAAGTGGCCAGCCAACGAAGTTTCAATGATCTCCCACAATACGACCGCAATCGTGTAGACATGGCCGTCAATTGGTATAAGCGCCTAACGACCGTGTTTGCAGATCTCCTCTGTGGTGAGCCTTTCATGGCCACAGCAGGCCCACAGGCAACAGCAGACCGGATTATCAAGGATAATGCCCTGGTCCTGAACACCTACGATCTCACAATGGATGCTATCAAGAACGGCACCGGGCTCTTTAAAATCCGGTTCGATAAGAAAGGCATAATTGAGGTTATAAATCCCCGGCTGTGGTATCCGATAGTAAGCCCCGATAATAGCCATGAGGTACTGGCTCATGTCCTGGCCTGGAGTTTCAAAGAGGGCGAGGCTGAATATGTCCGGGCTGAAATCCATGAGCGCGGTAAGATCACAAACAAGCTCTTCCAGCTTGCAGGCGGCAAGCTCCATGAAATCCCCTTAACCACCATTGCCAGATACGCAACCCTTCTGCCTGTGGTAGAAACGGGGATACCTGAGTTCCTAATCATCCCTGTCCAAAACATCTTGGACAGCTCCGGCGTCTATGGCATGGATGATTACTCAGATCTGGATGATTTAGTCAGGGAATTAGAAAAGCGATTGATTCAGGCGAGCAGGATCTTAACCAAACATGCAGACCCGTCTATATCAGGCCCGGCTAGCAAGATCGATATAGACCCCTACTCAGGCGAGGCGATTGTGGTGGGAGGCGGCCAGTATTACGGCTACAATCAGGGTGAACCCGCGCCTTCATACATGGTGTGGGATGCTCAACTGCCAGCAGCATATCAGCAGATGGAGCTTATCATAAGAAAGCTTTACATGGTCTCGGAGCTGTCCCCGGCTGCTCTCGGAGAGCTTAAGCAGGGATTAGCTGAGAGTGGATCAGCCCTCAAGCGGCTCATGATGCCTACCCTGGCAAAGGTCAATAGGCTGAGACTCAGGCTCGATCCTGCCATTAAGGACGTTCTCAGGCTTACTGCCGCCCTTGAGGTTGTAGGCCGAGCCCCTGGAGCTACTCAGCTAACTAATATTCAAATAACGTGGGCCGATGGGTTGCCAAGAGATGAAAAGGAAGTTGTGAACCTGGAAGTTGCCAGGAAAATGGCAGGGCTTACAACCATCGAAGAATCTCTTAAGAGACTTGATCCTGAGATGAGCGAGGCCGATAGAAAAGCAGAAGCGGCCACAATCAGAGAAGAGAACCCGGCGCTAATGTAGATGAGTGCATATAACATTACATATTTCTTTGATCGAGGAAAAACCGGGTAAAATGCTCTTTTCCTAAGGATCTATTCCAGTGACTATGGAATGAATTATCGACAATTGCCCGATATCGAAAAATCGCAACCCATCGGCCATAATTTACAATGCATTTCCCGGAGCGTGAACCCATAGGTTACGGGCCCGGATGTATATTTATAAAAATAATCCGTTCCCCTGTACGGCTCTGATGGGCACATATCTAGCTATGAATAACTTTCAGGCGGCTTTCCCTTTTGTGATAATTTTATTGATTAGTTAACCTTAAAAGATACATTTATATATTTGCAGATACATGATATATCTAGGTTAACGAGATCCGTAAAATTTCGGGATAAATATGGAAGCCGACGAAAAGAAATTCACTCAAGCCGATTTAGACCGGCACATTGCAGACCGCTTGCTGAGAGAGAGGGAGAAGATCGGAGATATCGAGGCTCTGAGAGCTGAGAATACGTCCCTAAAGACCACTCTGGAGCAGGAGAAAGCAACCCGGCAGAAGCTTGAGGGCGATCTATCCGCCCTGAACATGAACGACCTGAAGGCGAGAATAGCCAAAGAGTTCAACCTTCCAGAGAAGCTTATACCGCTAGTCCCTGGCAAAACTGAGGACGAACTCAGAGCGGGTATGAAAGCGTTGGCTGAATCCATCGGGCCAGGCCCGGCAATGGGTGCCGGTACAAATCCGGCAACTCCAACACCTCAGAGATTTAGCAAGCAGCAAGTTGAGAGGATGTCCCCGGAGGAGATAACAAAGAATTGGGCAACCATCGAAGCACAGCTTAAGGATGGGTCGCTCAATAAGGCAGGTTAAATGAATGTCACTCAATAATTTCATCCCTCAGATATGGAGCGCTAAGCTCCTGGAGTCTCTGAAAAAGTCTCATGTCTATACTCAGACAGGGATTGTGAATACCGACTATCAGGGCGAGATTAGCGGCAAAGGCTCTGTAGTGAAGATAAACAGCTTCGGAAGCGTCACCATTAGGGATTATGTCAAGGGCACCCCAATAGAAGATCCTGAAGAGCTGACCGACGCCCAAACAAGCCTTGAAATCACTCAGGCCAAATACTTCAACTTCAGTGTTGATGATGTGGACGTAGCTCAGCAGCAGCCTAAGGTAATGACTGCGGCAATGGGGCAGGCGAGCTATGATCTCACAGATGTGGCTGATACCTACGTAGCCGGGCTAATGTATGCTAATGCATCCCCTACCAATGCCATAGGAACTGATGAGAGTGCCATAGCACTGAGTGCCCCATCAACGGATGGCGCTTATGATTACCTGGTAGATCTGAGCACAAAACTCAGTGAAGCCAATTGCCCGAAGCAGGGCAGATGGGTTGTCATACCTCCCTGGTTCACCGGAGAGCTTGCTAAAGATGACAGGTTCACCAACATAAGCGCCTCTGGCAGCCCTGAAGCCCTCAGGAACGGCATAGTTTCCAGGGTGGCGGGCTTCGATGTCCTGGAGTCCCTGAATGTCCCCACTGTGACCACAGATGGCAAGGTAAACAGCAAGATCATAGCCGGTCACGGTATTGCTACATCCTTCGCAGAGCAGATCAACAAGGTTGAAGCATACCGGCCAGAGAAGGCGTTTGCAGATGCTGTGAAGGGATTACACCTTTACGGTGCAAAAGTAGTAAGGCCCTCATGCCTGGCTGTCATGACTACAAGGGCGGTGGCTTAAATGAGCCTCAAGACTCTCCTCGCCGTCCTGGTTATCCCTCTGCTTCTGACCTCTGGAGCCCTGGCAACCAAGACGGCCATAAGTGAAACTCTGGCGGTGGCCGATTCTTCAGCCGCTCATAATGCTTGGGTCGCCCTGAGCAGCACCACGGGCCATTATCTGAACTACACCACAGATGGAAAGCAAATACTGCTGGTAAACACCACAGCAGCAAGCGCCAATGGGATCAATGTAACTGTTGAAAAAGGCTCCTTCTGGAGATCCAGCCTTGGAAATGCTACCTTCACCCTGGCGGTCAATAAGACCTATGTTCTCGGACCCTTTGAGAGTGCCAGGTTCAAGCAGTCCAATGGGCAGCTTTACGTTGACACAAACGCGACCCGTGGCCAAATCATAGCCATTAGACTGCCCTGAGGGGCAACTCTTTTTTAAAGAGGTGATTTATACGACTGATTATATAACAGTCACAGAAGCGAATACCTATTTTACAACACGCCTTAACTCTTCCACTTGGACCAATGCCACAGCCGGAGACAAGGCCAGCGCCATAAGGATGGCAACTCAGGCCATAAACAGCCTTCCTTTCAAGGGCCGGAAGTACGACCCTGACCAGGCAAACGCATTTCCCCGATATATCCCGTTAGCAAGAGGCGGGTATTACCTGGCGGAAGAAGACGATTCAGGTAACCTTATCACGCCTCAGATTGTGAAAGATGCATGTGCTGAGGAGTGCCTTGAGCTTTTGACCTCCGGCAATTCCAGCAGGCGAGCCCTGCAGAACGAAGGGGTAACGTCCTTCAGAATATCCGAGTTATCAGAGACCTTTGAGAAGCCTTCTGAAGTTCCCCGGCTAACTTCCTTTGTGGCCAGACAGCTCCTAAAGCCCTTCCTGGCCGCTGGAGTGCCGATCTTATGAGCCTGATTGATAACTATCTCAACCAGGTAGCACAAAAGAAGACCTCGACCCTGTGGACACTCTACAATGGCCTGAGCGCGGCAACTCTGGTATTGACCGGCACTGTTCCGGCGGTGACGTTTAGGTGCAAGATTACCTTATCTGCCAGTGATACGCATACCGATTGTGCAGGAACCGTAATGGTGAATGCCGAGACCCTCACATTTACAGCAGCAGCCACCAAGGTTACAACCACCAATTTAACCGCGTTGCCCACCATCACCACGGCAAATATTGACTGCAACGTTAAGATAACGTGCATCGACACCGGAGGAGCTGACATCTACTCAGTTACCTATACTGACTTTGATTGCAGATGGGAAGATGTTCAGGTTGCTTATGTGAACTCCTCCGGGAGTTGGACTCAGAGCAATGCAAAAGTGATAGCCAAAGCCGCGTATGTGGTAAATGACACAATCCGCAAGTATGGTACGACAACGGAATATCCAATAAAAAAAGTTATGACAGGGCCAAACCTTTCGGGGACTGAAGAGTATCGGGTATTTATGCTTTAAAAAGGATGTGAGAACATGCACGAGAAGTTAGATGAGACTTTAGCATCAATGGATGAGAAGATTGCAAAAATCATAGAGTCAGACGTTACCCGCCTTGAGTCATTGGTGACGGCTGGCAAATTTCCCGATCAGAATGAGATCAAACATGTAACTGTCAGGATGAGAGAGATAGGCGAAGGATTGAAGGCCCTGGCAGAAGGCTTAGAGAGCTATAGAGCTGTGACAAAAGCCATAAAAAGCGATGCTACGCCGGTGAAAACCTGTGAACCCCTGACCGAACCAGCACTCGGAGGTCAGTGCTATACAGGACCAATTTAAAGCTCTGAGCGAGGAATAACATCAGCTAATTTTTTCAAGCGTTAGAAATATATGCTCATTCCGTGTTTTATATATACTAATTAGGACACTTCTAAGGCCACTGAGTTGAGGAGGCTTGTGGCGTGGCCAGCGTGTATAATCCGGACGAGGTGATATCCATGATGGTTGTTGCAGAAAAGACTATGAAGAGAGATGATTTAATCGCGGGTATCGCGGACGGCTTAGAGGATTTCATAGAGGGGCGGTTCAAGCACTTCAAAAACGATGAAGAGATGGAAGCCTACCTAATGAGCCTTTGATCTTGGATCATTATGGCAGAGTCCATCATCACAGAACATTTTAGCAGAAAATTTCATGATTTAACAGATAAGAATCTTGTTTTTAAGAGACAAATTGTTAAGAAAATTGCTGGTATCCGACAAAATCCTGAAATTGGAGAGCCAAAGAGTGGAAACCTAAGAGGACTCAGAGGCCTAC